GGTTAGTACCATACTCTATGTCTGCTTCTCTCCTACCAAACTTAGCAGCCTGTGCTTGTGCAGCATTACGATTGAAGATACCTCTTTCACCAGATTTACTATCGTATAGTGAACTCCATTCACGTAAGAACGAGCCGGTATCTAAACCATCTGTGTAACAAACAGAGTTATTAGCAAAAGACCTTTGTGGTTCTGTATTCCACCAATCACCAGACTTAGCATGGCGCATACGATCATCACTAAGATTGGATAAGCTAATCAATGCAGACCTACGAACACCTCCAACTACAACAACATCTGCAATCTTACACATGAGATCGTGACATTCTAAACTATTTAGCTTACGACCTTGAGCATTCTTAAACATATTGCTGGTGAACTTAAATAGTTCATTCAATGGTTCAGGCCCACTTGCTCTACCACCGAATGTCTTTAGCTTGGCACCTTGAGGTCTGACCTTTGACATATCCCATTGAGGTAACTGACCAGCATACAGAAGGTTAATCAGTTCTTTGAATGCCCTGAACCACCCTTCCTTACTGTCCTGTACAACGATACAGGTTTCACTGGATTCAAACTGATCAGGGATGTTAGGAAGTTGATTGATGAACTGTCTCTCAACGCTGAAGCCTACACCAGTACCATGCATAAGTATGTACAAGCACTCATCAAAGGAACGAGGGCTATCTACAGGAAGATAAGAGCAGTTGTAAGCAGCAATATGGTTGCGCTCTAATGCAGGGCCAGCAGTCATCATAGCTCTCATAGAAGGCATTATCTTCATAGTTACAATAGCTACATACAGATCGGTATACACCTCTTTTGGTAAGATGTAGTTATGGTTAGTTTTAAGAAAGTCCCTATAAAAATCTAGTAACCTTTTCACAGTTTCTTCCCATGTTTCTCTACGCCCTTCTCCATCAAGCCAACGACTATAACGAGATTGATGAATGAATGCTTGATAATCTGTAGGTATCATGCTAAGGGTAACTCCTTCTGTTCTGTTTCAGCAGCAGACTTTTCTTGCGCTTGAGCTTGTATTATTCCTTTAATCAGGTTGTCAACTTCTCTCCACGGTTGACGGGAAAGATAATTTACAATATCATTAACAAGATTAATTGGTAGTTCCATATCGTTCTCCTTTAAAAAATAACATCACAAGTAACAAACATCACTGCAATGAACCATAACAGTAAGAAGGATAGAATAATAGGATATGCCATCAAACTAAGTCCATAAGTTTCGGTGGTTCATAGCAGCTAGACTTAATGACTTTACCATCTTCTCTATAGAGTGGATTGCCTTCTTTGTCCAACTTAGACATATTCGAAAAATGTACTCTATTGAATGCAGTATCAAAAGACCAGCCGTAAGTAACAGCAAAGCCAACGCACACATAAACCAGATCGCAGAGTTCTTTAAGAACTTCATCATCTTCTTCATTACTGATAGCATACATTAACTCCTTAAATTCTTCCTGTATAAGCCTTCTCCTTAAGTCTTTTTCTCCATCCATTAAAGCAGAAGGTTTAGGATACTTTAGTCCTACAGGATGTTTAAAAGCACGATGAAATATATGTAGTTTATCTTGTAAAGTCTCACTTTTACCCATCATTCTTCATATCCTCTATAAGTTTATAGAGATACCATCTAGCTTTTAACAAATCTTTTACAGGGTTTTCACTGTCTTTATAACGATGCCTACTAACATACTTAAAGACGTTTCCTTTTAAGTAACCCCTATACTCTTCTGATTGCATACTATCACGAATTAAATCAATGGTTTCAATAGTGTTATTATTGTAGTGATCTGGGCTATTGATCTCATCCCATTCATCGTCTGTCATGTTAATCTCCTTCCATGAACCCATTTTAATGTTTTACCTTCTTTGGATCAAATACAAGAACATTATCTGTATTTTTAAACATTTGTTTTTTTAAAGAAAAGTATTCTTCTTGTATAAACTCTGCACCTTTTTCTACTAGATATTCTAGTTCATTATCTAGCATATACATTATTCCTTTGACTACTAAGACTGAAACATTTGAAGGTAGCCCCTCCATAGGATTACTAAATTCTCTCTCTTCTGGAGTTGTATCAGCTATTTTTACAGAAAAAGTAGCTTCATCTTCTGGATTAGGTTTAAAGATGATATAGTACCTACCTTCTTGTAAGGATTCAAGCTCCTCCTCATCAAAGTTTTCATTCCAATTGTCTACCATGTTAGCATATCCTTTTATAAAAGTCAAGGAAAAAATCTAAATCCATTATCGCCAATGGTTTTTTTCTATTCATCTTTAGTATAACGATAGGTTCACCTTTTCCTTTGTGTTCTTCTGCTTGTGTATATATATCATAGATACCCTTAAACTTCTCTTGGTTCTTACATTCAATCTTCATAGGGTACTTCTTATAAGCAGCGGGAGAGAGCTTTACATCCATCCCCTGCTCTCCCATAATGGCTCCCTTTATATCATCAGGTTCTAGCTCCGGTGCATGTTCTAGGAGTTTAGCTACTACTAAATTTTGTAGATTACGCCCCTTCGCTTTTCTTGATCTAGTAGTTGTCATGTTATCTTTAGTAAATCTCCTAACTTCTGATCCATATGATCAGCAGTTTTAGGACAAAAAGTTTTCATCTTACTAAGGTCTTCTCCTAACAAAGCGGGAGAATAAATTATACTAGCTCCCCTCTGTATCAAAGTTTTTACAGCTTTTACATCTTCATCAAACTTCATGATGTTAGCTTCAAATGTATCATCAAGCCAAAAGGATGCTTCAGTAGAACCAGCCGCCTTCTTCATTCTTATATATCTAACATTGTTTCCAACTAAACGATACCCTTGTTCCTTATCGTTTCCGGTTACAATGTAGTAGATGTACTTATTAATAGTAACGTCTAACTCCTTTATAATTGATTGAAAGATAATCATTCTATCTCCTCATACTCTTCTCTTTCTGTCATTCTACCAGTTTCAACAGAGTATAAAAGTCTACAAGCAGGGCCGGTTAAACCGCTAAACCTATTCTTAATTACCCTAACTATGGTTGTATGTCTTTCTAATTCATCCTCATGCTGACCATTTCTCTCTAATCCTAACACTATGTCGGATAGTTGACCAATGCTGCTAGAGCCTCTCAATTGAGATAAAGATGTTACTGCTCCTTCCTCATGCCCAGCAGAAGAAGGTCTTTTCAAATGGGATACTAATATCAAAGAGATATTTAATTCTTGCACAAGCATTCTTAGCTTGGTCATAATCTCATCAATAGCTTTTCTCTCATCCCCTTGTTGTTGATCTGAAAGAACTATGCTGACATGATCTAAAACAACAAATTTACAATCCAATGCATTAGCAAAGAACCTTACGCAATTAAGGATTGCATCAATTGAATTAGAACCAAAATGATCATATAGAAAGACCCTTCCTGTTCCTAACGTTTCATCAAAAGCTTTCTTTCTTTCTTCTTCAGATGTTTTATTAAACACTTCACTAATGTGTAATGTTTTATTAGCAGCTAGAGACATGATACCTAGACCACTTCTCTTCACGCTTTCTTCTAAAAACATCAAGCCCATTTTGTGTTGAGTATTTTTCAAAGAATGATAAACAAGCTCTCTAACAAATTGGCTCTTACCCAATCCAGAACCTGCTGTTATAGTTATAAGTTCGCCCATACGAATACCGTAAGTAAGTTTTTCTAGTCCTTCAAAAGGATAATGAACTTCTGCTTCAATAGCTTTTTCATTAACTAGATTCCACAATTCTTCGCCTGAAACGATGTTATCGGGAGTGTATTGTTTTGCATCCCACCAGTGTTCAGTGAACTCTTTTGCCTTTCCTAAACGTAAATAGTCATTAGCATCTTTATATTGCATTGGAACTATTTTTGCTTTAGGTGCTAAAAGATCGGCAAGTTTTGCTGAAGATACTTTACCAGCAGCATCATTATCAAAACAGATGATAACGCTATCAAATGACATTAAAAAGTCATACACATGCTTATTAGAGATATCTGTCTTAACAGATGCAGCACCATTCTTTACAGAAACAACAGGCCATCTGCTTCCTAACATTTCATAAGCAGACATTGCATCAATTTCACCTTCACAAATGGTTACAAATTTTCCACCATTCTTAAATTTATTTTGACCAAATAGAACACTTCCTTTTATATCCCCTTCAGAATGAAAAGATTTCGTTTTAACATTTCTAATCTTATTAGATATTAATGTTCCTCTTTCATCATAATAAGGATAGACATGCCTAAAGGGTTTTTCCATACTAGTTACACCATAATATTCACAAGTGCTTAAAGAAATTTTTCTATCTTCAAGTTCTTTAAAGATGCCTTTAGTCTTAACAGGAGTCGTTGGTTTTTCCATATCAACTACGTTTCCTCTATTAGAATAAACAACATAATCGCAATCGACTCCCCAACAATACTTTCCACCATCAGAATACACTGCAACATTATCTTTACTATCACATTTTGGACAAGCTTCATGGCGAATAACTTGGCTTTTCGTTAAGGAATAACTAGACATCATTCATATTCTCCAAAACCTCTATTTGGCATAAAGTCTACAACAGTAGTAAGTTTTTCAATAGCAACAGTAAGATCGTTCATTCTTGTTATTAACTCATCAACTGTTTCCATAAGCTCATCAAAATTTTCTTCATCCATTTACTTTCTCCTTAAACTCATGAGTAATTTCTTCAACTGAAGGTTCTTTAACAACCTTTGTTAAATATACTGGTTTGTAGCTGTATTTAAACACGCGAACATCTGGAAAGCAATCAAATTTATATGGACAGTATACACAATCTGTCGATAACTTCATATTACCAGATTTACCTTCTGGTATAGGGTCATAACAAATAGGAGGACGTTCATCTGAAGCAACAATATTTCTCAGATGTTCTATTCTATCTTCAACATTTATGGTATCCATATCGTCAACAGTGAAGAGCATTAGCTCTCCTGTTACTTTATTCATAACGAGGAAGTGCGCTCTTTCAGCGCCTTCAGCTTCCATGT